CTTGCTTAATTATAAAACCATTATTTTCAATAGAAGAACTATACCAAGCATTAATGATATTTGTAACATTTATATTTATATCTTTATCGGTATAATACTCAAATGTTTGAGAACTACTTAAAGATTGAGTTATATACCATGTAGCTCCTCCTGGATCTACTGATGATGAATATGAACCTGTTGAACCAGGAGCAAATGAACTAGTAGTCCATGCTATTCCTCCTTGATAATCTCTCCAAATCCAACTTGCTCCATTTTGTATTTCTGGAGAATATGCAAATCTTCCTGTACCCATATTCCAAGATTGGGAAATAGGATATGCTTCTATTGTAGTATCTGAATTTAAACCAGTAACGTTAGCAACAAAGCATTTTAAATTAGACTGCCATTGAGATCCAGAAATTCTATTATCAATAACATCTGTTATTTCATTTGAATCAAATTGAATTAAAAAACGACTTGTTTGAGGAGAAGGAGTTCCATAGGTTCCTACTTCTAAAGAAGATTCTAAAATTTCATCTAATCCTGTATTCATTTCAGGATACAGAGAGTACAATGTTGTATCTTGAGTTGGGAATATTTTATATACTGCCATGATTTATTTTTATAAGGATACTACTCTACCCTGAATGTCTGTTTGTGGATATCTAACTTCAAAAATCATAGGATCTAATGAAGGATAAACTACATTATTTCTAGTTGCTCCTGATATATCATACGAATATTCTGAGTATCCATCATTTGTTCCTACTTTATTTAAAATATTAACTGTCTTAACTGTTTGAACACCTTCAATTTTATCTAAAAGAATATAAATTTCTCTTAATATAATTGGCTGATTAATTTGCCATTTTGAAGTGTCAAAATATGATTGTAAAGCTGAAATACATGCTGTTAGTATTTCATTACTGTTGTAATTAGGAAGTACAATAATATCAAAATCTACTCCAATATTGATAATGAATCCATCTTTAATATTGATAGCATCATTAATCATTCGATATTGAGAAAGATAAGTGATTAAATTTTGTTTTAAAGCAACCGAAGCAATATTTAATTTACTATTAAGATCAGTTGTTAAAACATATAAATCTAAAATACCAGCAGATTCACCCATTGATGCATTTTGAGCTTTAGTTGGTTCAATATATGCTTTTGAAATATTTCCATATCTAGCAGGCATACTTAATGCTCTTACTAAATAATCATCTTGAGTTACATTTCGTAATTGAGTAGCAAAATTTGCAGAAGCATTTTGTCTAATTTCTTCAATTGTATCTCCATCTCCTCCTCCGCTTGCTGCTTCAGGATTGGTAATTGCTAATGAAGCAAAAATATCATTTGCAGTTGTTGTATTTAGATTGGAATTTAAAAACTTAACATTTCCGTTTAACTTAGTTAAAGTATTTGAAGATACATTTGCGGTTACTCCTCCGCCTGTTAGGTATCTAACTGTTAAAGTTGTATTTGAAGGTGCAATACCATAAGTATCTGTAAATAAAAAGTTTGAGGGAGCATAAGCTGTAGTAAGTTTGGATTGCTCAAATGGTAAGCCAATACCTACATTATCTGGATTTGGAATAATATTTTCATCAACATCTGCTGTTGTTCCTGCTCCAAATTGAATTTGTAATGTTGTTGCATTTCTAAAACGAGTAGCAAATCTACGTTGTACTTTTTTTAATTTTAAAAGATATGGAGTATCTCCACTATATTGTGATAAATTAGGATCGTTAACATTTGTATTTTTAATAGAATCATAAACCATTTCTTGACCTAAATAATCTACTTCATACCAAACATTTCCTTCACTATCTACAATATCTAAAATACCCACCATATTTAAAGCATTTATTTCAACTGTTGAAAATTTAACAGGCGAACCAAATGAAAAAGTAGTAGTATTAATAGTAGATGAAATTGATTTACGTGTCTTTTTTAATAAGTAATATACTATTGTTGATATACCTGATCTTTCATAAACAGTAATTTCAGTAGGATCTCCTGAGCTAGATACTGAAAAATCTACTGGGTCAGATAATAAGAATGATATGCCGTTTGATGTGGTAGCAGTAGCATTTTCATTAACCAATAACGCATAATCAAAATCAGGAATATATACTGAACTTGAGAGTTTAGAAGGTATTTTTTGATAAAAATCTATATCTGTAGCTGCTATTCCTGTTACATTTGGTTTATACCCAAACATATATGCTAATTCAAATAAGTTATTTGATTGACGAGCAAATTGTAAGTAGTTTTCTTGAACTTGATTATCTAGATAAAAAGACAAAACATCACCTACATATGCCGCCATTTCCATGAACATCATTCCTGGAGATGCTGGGCTAAAGTCATTATATGTAGTTGGGAAATAAGTTTTAGCATAGTCAATTAGACTTGCTTTATACTCATTAAAATCTTTATTTATGTATTTTATATTTTTATTAGCAGCCATTATACGAACGTTATTTCTACTTGATCTGTTACTCCAGTATTGATAATACTATATGTTAATTGTACGTTAATTTCATTAGCATCGGGGTATTCTAAGATATCTAATTTTTCTACTCTTATATTAGTAAAATATTGACTAATTAATTGTTGAATATCTTGTTTTAAAAAATCTAAATTATCTGATGTTATTTGTTCAAAAATGAATGCTCTTAAGTTAGCACCAAAATTATTATTTAAATATCTTTCTGTTTTATTTGTTAGAAAAAAATTTAATAAGTTATTTCTAATAGCATCTTTAGTTGTATAAGTTGAAAAGAATACTGCAGATGCATTAAAAGGAATAGATATTCCTACTGCAGTTCCAGGTCTTTGATCTATTGGAAATATTTTTTTAGCGCCAAATGCCATTATCTTCTAGTTAAATTCATTATTTGATCTAAACTTAGTTGTCCGTCAGGTAAAGCTCCATTTACTGGGTCTATAGGTCCTTGCATTTTAAATTCACCTTCTAATCCAGATTTTGGTCCTTGAGCCATTTCTCCTAATATATCCATATATGCTTTTTTGGTATCAATAGGAGATTTAGGTGGTAAAGAATTAGTATTAAAATTCAAAGTACGAGTTTCAGAATCAAAAGATTCTCTTATAGGCTGTTTATTTGATCTAACCGCCTCTAAAAGAAGATCCTTCATTTCCTCTTGGATTGCCTCACGGACTGCTTCTTTAATAAGTTTTTTAAAAATATCTGTTTTCATTTGTTATAAATATTTAATCAATTGGCTTTTAAATTGCTTTTATCAATAATTAGTTTAAGTTCTTCAATTAATACTTGGGGTGTTGTTGTAAATGAGAGTGGTGTTTGTAATAATATAATACCTTGAGGATTCTTAGCCACTCCTTTTATTCTTTTTACTGTGGGAGAAAACTGTTCCTCAACAATATCTAAAGTAAATCCATTATACACTTGTGAAAATGTTGGGGATTCTTGAACTTGAGTATATTGTTGCTCTACTGCATTAAGATAATCATTTGTAGATGTAAGTGGAGTTTTAGAATCAGATCCTGTTGCTCCACATCCTGCTAAATAACTATCTATACTATTTAATAAATTTAATATCTTAAATAAAATTTCGTTAGCATATCCTACTGCTGAGGTTATAGTTTTTATTTTATTTGATGTAGTAGTTATTAAAGGAGGTAATGTTACATTAATTAAATCATTAGCTTTAACATATCCATTTATTAAAGCGCCAGGAATTGGTATTGCAGGTGGCGCAGCTATTATTGCTGCTTCTAATCCGAGAAGAACAGCTTTACCTATAGTTAATCCAGTCTCTGTAGCATCTAATATTGGGGTTAAAGTATCTATGGGTTTACTGAGAAGTTCTATAGTTGAGGATACAGAATTTAATTTATCAACCATATTATTTCTTAGTTGAATAATATTTTGAAGATCATCTGCAGGTAAACATATACTTGGCATTACCATATTTGGTTGACCTATATTCTGGATTCCTGTTTTTTCAACTATTTGAGTAATAGTAGGAACCAACTGTTGAATCAAGGATTGAGCTTTTTCAGCAATTAATACTGGGATTTTATCTGCTCCTAACATTATCTAGGTACAATTTTGGTTAAAGAGTTTGTTAATTGAGTTTTAAGTTGTTGTGTTTCCTTTTGAACTTGAACTTGTTGAGTTACAATATTTTTTAAAGATGCTGGTTGATATAAAACACTATTTTCACCTATAGCATCCCAATTTTTAGGAAGAAATTTTAAAATTAATGGTCTATGAATTGCAGGATCATATGGTATAAGAAGATTCAAAATAGATTCATCAAATATTTTTTCATTTTTAAAACGATATTGTTTCCAAGTTACTACATATCTTTTATTACCCCAAATATATGGAACAAAATCAGTATCATTTGGTACTACAAATAATAATTGTTGAGTAGGATTTAATTTTTTAATTTCAGATTGGGGAAAATCCTCTTTTCTACGACTTGGATCTTTTGCTAGCCATTCAAATAATGTACTATCTACGTCCTCATAAACAGCTTCACGAGGATACTCCATTTGGATGGTTTGAGTACCCAAAAATCCATCTACAATAACATTAGGATCCGTAATTTTAGTAAATGTCTGAATTGCTCTAATATCTTCTCGGTTAAGAGGATGTGGTCTTAAATACTTAAAATTCGTATGATATGTTTCATTATTATTATATTCATTAAGAAGTTGTGTTGTTATATTTTTTCGCCCTTCTTCTGAATTTAGTATAGGATCGGCAGTATTAATATTTTTTACTCTTCTAATAAATGCATAAAAACCATTCCAATTTCTAGCAATATCTCCTACTGTTCTCCCAGGAGGTACTACTATATCTAATGGATTTAAATTTGGAATTGGTGGTATAGAAAGATCTGTACCATCTAATGCATAACGATAATTTCTAGTACCATCAGAATTATATACACAAGCTAAACATTTTTCTGGCATTTTGTAAAGAATTATAAAGTAAAATTACGTTTTGAAGTTATAGTACAAGTTTCAGGTGATGAACCTAATTGATTTTCTAATACTGCTAATTGAGTA